TCTCTAAAGCATTTGATGAAGAAAAAGCCGACGTCATCCTAAAGTCAAAAAATCTTTTTGACTCATGCACAAAAACCACAGTGGTCCTTGACCCAGACGCAGTTATGGCTGCATACTGGGATGGTAAACTTACTGACGACGACATTGATGCAATGTTCCCTGAAAAAGTAACGTGGGCTTTAATCGTAGAAAAGAGCAAATAATGTCTAAGATGGCTCAACTATATGCCGCTCTGACAGAGCTACCGGACCAGGTTAAAGAGCAAATGGAACTTGGCGAGGTCTCACAAAAAAGTGAGTTTATGCAAGGTTTCTTTAGAGGCCGTTCCGAAGGTCTTTTAATAGGTCAAGAGGAAGGCGCATTCTCAGAGCGTGAACGCATCATCAAACTGCTAGAAAGAGATGTCTTGCTGGATTATCCACCAATTGAAGATGTTATTGCTCTTATCAAGGGAGAACAGAATGCAGACATTCCTTCCATTTAAAAGCTATACAATGACAGCTAATGTCCTAGACAATAAGCGTCTAAATAAGCAAATACTTGAGGGTTATCAAATTCTTAAAGTTCTTTCTAACAATGACCCTAAAGCCGCTTGGCGTAATCACCCCGCAGTAAAAATGTGGCGTGGTCACGAAGGTCAGTTGTGGATTTACATTCAGGCTATGGTGACCGCGGCTAACAGCCGCGGCATCAAGACTGACAAAAATGTAGAGAACCTAAATGCTTTGAAAAAAGAAAAAGGTAATAAATGGGGCTGGAGATTGCCGCGTTGGTACACAGACCCATTTACTCTTGTAAAGGTATTGACAACACATCAGGCTAACCTGTATCGTAAAGACCCTATGTATTATTCCGGCTTTGAAGATTCAGTTACTGACTCCGACAATACTCCGTGCTGCCCTACCTGTCAGTATTATTGGGTAACCCACGTTGTTAAGGATAAAAACTAATGGGGAATAAATTGACCCTCAAAGAGGTACTAGTAATAGTAGCTATTTTTGGCTCTATGATTGGTACTCTGATTTACGGGTTTTACCTAGTAAAAGAAGAACAAGAAAAAAACTGTTGGAACAAGTACACAACAGAATACGATGCAATTACAAATTGCGAAGGAGTAAATAAATGAGTTACGACCTACCAGGATATGATAGTTGGAAACTAGCAACACCATGGGACGATGAAGTCTCAGCCACCGCACAATTTGACTGTACTGAATGCGAAGAGTACAATGAGCAAGAAGTTATAGTTACTAGACGTGACGGTTACTGGGAGGCAGAGTGCTTTGAGTGTGGCGAGGCCAACTCAGGTGACTTAGGAGAATAATGAGATACGTAGTCTGTGAGCATGAGCTAACTCATACTAGGGGAACTCACACCTGCGATGGCTGCTGCGCTCAGTATTTACTATTAGAAGATGAAGATGACTGAAAAAGATTTTATTGACGAACTTTTTGGTGAGTCTTTAGATTACTACCCCGGTAGTAAGCGTAAGCGTAGAGACGCGCCTAAACCAGTTGAAATAGACCCCAGCTGGGAAAATGATTTTTACGAAAAAACTTTGCCAAATGGTAATGTAGTACAAATGTATCTGCTAGGCTCTTTGGCAAAGGCCCTAAACAGGCCCGTAAAAACTGTGCGGTTTTGGACTGAAAGTGGAACACTTCCAGCCTCACCGTATAGACTGCCATCTAAGATAGGAAAGAACGGCAAAGAATATGTCGGTCGCAGACTATACAGTAAAGCCATGATAAAAATCACTGTAGAACTTTTTGAAAAGGCTGGACTTTTAGACGTAAATCCTATAGAATGGTCTTTACACCGGAATCTTAGTGATAAGATAGCCGAGGCGTGGGAAACCATCCGCGCAGAAGAAACAAAATAAATAATCAATCAATTAAGGAAAATGCAATTATGCCACTTAACCAAAACGCCCCAGATGCCGCCAGCTACCTTGCCGACGACATTGATGCACGTCCATCACAGGCTACTGCAGCCTCTACCTCAGTCCAGTCGGGCTGGGAAGCAGCAGAAAGCCTAACCGTTCAAACGGACTTCCCAACGGAAGTTAAGTTTGAAGACGGTAAACACCAGGTCTTTAAGTTCTTAGATGAGAATGGACCTTTTGCTATCTACAAGCAGCACTTCCTAAAGCAGAAGACAAGCGGTAAGCGTTCATACGTTTGCATTGGTGCTAACTGCCCTCTATGTATCAAGCTAGAGGATAGACCAGAGAACAAGCGAGCTTTTACAGTCGTATCTCTAAGTTCAGAGCAGGGTATGCAACGCCAGATGCTTATTTCAGGCGCTCGTTTGTACCAGGCCTTACATGCCGCTCACTACTCACCGCAGGGTCCTTTGACTAAGGGCTACTGGGCAATTGTGAGAATTGGAAAAGGCCCATCAACCAATTACACGGTTACCCCTATTAAGGAGCGCGACCTCGAGGAAGATTGGAAGATAGACTCAGCAGCAGCCGTCTCTATCGTAGAAGCCTCAGAGGTATACACTCGCAATCTAATCAAAGAGCACTCATACGAAGAGCTCAACGAAATCGCTGAGTCGCTACTCTAAGAACAACAGCTTTGGGCGGGGGTTTGACATCCCCGCCCATTACGCTAATGTATTACTATGAATATAATTACAACTGCCGAACAACTTGCCGAGATGGTAGATTACTACCTTACTCAAGATGCCTTTGCCTTTGACGTTGAAACAGTAGGACCACAGAGGGGCATGACACCCGTAAATGAAGTGCTGTGGATTACTTTCGCAACTAACGGTCGCTGCGACGTTATTCCAATGGGTCACCCTCACGGTGATTTTATTGAGGAAGTTTATCCGCTAACAGGTCAGGGCGAAGTTCGTAAAGAAAAAGGCTTAACCCTAAGACCTAGCGACTATAGCCGAGATGCTAAAAAAGCAACCAAAGTTTTTGGCCCGGCACCAGAACAGCTATACCCAGCTGAAGTTTTTAAAGGCCTAGAGCCTTTGATGTTTAACGAGAACATCCTAACTATTGGACACAACCTTGTATTTGATTTAACGTCAGTTGCAAAGTACTACTCCAATAAAGTCCCTTATGGGCCATACTTTGACACTATGATTGCGTCATTTATCTCAGATAACAGAAATAAAAATAAGTGCGGTTTGGCAGACTGCCTAAAACGTGAGTTTGGTTATGAGATGGAAAAGGGAGTAGGAAAAGAAGTAGAAGCCTACGACTTCAACACCGTAGCTAAGTACGCTTACCTAGATTCTAAATACACATTTTTGCTATGGAAATCTTTACAGCCAAAACTTGATAATGCTGATTTAAACAGGGTAATGTCGCTAGAGATGGATGTTTTGGCTGTGCTTTGTGATATGAAGCTTACCGGTGCAACCATTGATACTGAATCTTTGAAGGGCCTTAAGTTTGAATTGGAACTCAAAGTAGATGAAACAAGGGCCAGAATCTACTTAATTGCAGGTAGGGAGTTTAATATAAACTCTAACCAGGAAAAGCAAGCCCTATTGTATGGGGCTAAAGAAGACGGTGGTAGAGGGTTAAAGCCAAAAGTACTTACCACTAAAGGGGCAGAAAGAGACAAAGCTGGTACGGCACTATCGGAGTCGGACTACTCAGTGTCGGCAGACGCTCTAGAGCCTTACAGAGATAAAGACGACCTGGCTACTGCTTTACTAGAGTACGCGGACTATAATAAGTTGCTGTCTACCTATGTAATTCCTTATCTTGGGGGAGAAGTTGAACGCACAACTTCCGGTAAAACCAGAATTGAAGTTAAAGAAAGTCTGTTAATCAATGGAAAATTGCACGGCGATTTTGTGCAGCATGGTGCTGAAACAGGTAGATTTTCTAGCCGTAACCCAAACCTTCAGAATGTTCCAGCACCTAACACGGTACACGGCAAAGCAATTCGTAATTTGTTTGTCGCCCCTCCGGGACACGCGTTGGTTGTAGCAGACTATTCTCAGATTGAGCCTAGAGTAATAGCGTCATTTTCAGAAGACCCTATTATGATGGAAAACTACCTTACTGGTCAAGACATATACACAACTATCGGTAATACCATGAACGTAGGTCGTAAAGCAGGTAAGGTGCTGGTACTCGCTATGGCCTACGGAGTTGGTCCGGATAAGATTGCTAGCCAAATAGGGTGCTCCAAAACAGAAGCAAGAGAATTGTTAGACAGGTTTGCAAAACAATTTCCAGCTGTATCTGCTTATAGAGCAAAAGTAATTGGAGCCACTAAATCAGGAAAACCTGTTCCGCATGTCAAAACACTAACGGGACGTAGGCGTTATCTGCCGGAAATTTTATCCAGAGATAACGGGGTTAGAGCTCAAGCAGAACGCCAAGCCTTTAACACTAAAATTCAAGGTAGCGCAGCCGACATAATTAAAATAGCTATGGTTAGAGCTTGGAACATGATTCCAAAAGAAGCAAAAATTATTCTCACCGTTCACGATGAATTAGTTCTTACCACACCCATAGAGCTAGCAGAGCAAACTTCAGAAGCTCTTAGACAAGCTATGGAAGATATAGAAGTTTTAAAAGTACCACTTATTGCAGACATAAAAATAGTAGAAAGATGGGGAGAAGCAAAATGAGCGATGGACAAGAGTCTGGTTTTGACTGGCTAAAAGGCCATGAGCATGAGCTACACAGGATACCAATTAGTACATTGCTAAGATGGTTTTTATACGATATAAATGCCGAAGATGCTTTTGAAAATGCAGAGCTATTTAACTTAACTCCAATAAGCGAAGAAGGCCACGAAAAAGAACTTGAGGACTCTTATGCTCGTTTGGATAGTATCGAGGATATTATTTCGTTTTTAAGCTTTTACGCAAACGCCACAGCAGAGTACGCTTTTGCAATGAACAAACGGCATCTTTTAGAAATACCCGGTATATCTGAAGATATGCTAGTTAGCGCAGAAGAACCTTTAAAGATTTTTTATCTAAATATGACAATGTCGTCTTTACTGTCCGCATTTGCAGCAGCGACAGAACTGAGTATAATTAAGCTAAACGGTACGTATACCGAGATTAAAAAGGAGACAAATGAGTAGCTCATGGTGGGCGGATAAGTTAGGTGCCCCAAAACAAACACAGCCAAGGTTACCTGAGCAACAGGTCCCAGTAGTACAACCTGGGATAACCCCTCAATATCCGGGGTATACCCCTAACCAAGGTTACCCACCAGTGACCCAACAGCCTCCGTACAACCCAGACTTAGCTGGCCACACGCTTCCTGCTAGCTCTATGAACCCAGGTCGTTGCCCTAACTGCTCTAGCGGTAATTATGGAAAAATGACACCGGAGACAGCGCCTCGCTGCTATGACTGCGGATATCCAATTCAACAATCTGGCTCAGGTATGCCGGGGGTTAGACTCCCATCAAACGGCGCTACTCAAGCCGCAAAACAAATCAGTACAGCAAATAATTTTAACCCGGGCACAATTGTAGACAGGATAGGCTAATGTCGCTTCAAAAAGTTCTAGCACAAATCAATAAAAAATATGGAGAAAATACGGTAGTTCTTGCGTCAGAGGTGTCGCAGCCTCCAAGGTTCACCTCAGGCTCGCTTTCCTTAGACATGATTCTAGGCGGGGGTTGGCCAGCAAACCAATGGCACGAGATTATCGGAGAGGCTAGTAATGGAAAGACCGCACTAGCGTTAAAAACAATTGCCGCTAATCAAATCAAAGACCCTAACTTTACCACGGTTTGGATTGCTGCCGAGGAATGGGTACCGGAATACGCAGAGATGTGTGGCGTAGACTCTACTAGGGTTCATGTGTTTACTAGCAATGTTATGGAAACAGCTCTAACAGCGGTCTTAGAGTTTGTGGAAACCAAAGAAGTTGACTGTGTAGTAATTGATTCACTTCCGGCTCTTGTACCTTCCGCTGAGGATGAAAAAGAAATGGAAGAGTTCACCGTGGGTCGCGGAGCCATGCTTATGGGTAAGTTTTTCCGCAAAATGGAGAAAGCTGGCAAACGCGACCTACTTGGCGGAGAACGTCCATTTATTGGTTTAATTATTAACCAGTACCGGATGAAAATCGGAGTTATGTATGGTGACCCGAGAACTACCCCAGGCGGCGAAGCAAAAAACTATTTCTTTTTTACTAGAGTAGAAGTAAAGCGCGATGACTGGATTGAGATAGGAACTGGTCAGGAAAAGAAAAAAGTAGGTCAGACTATCAAGTTCCAAACAAAAAAGAATAAGTCTGCTCCTCCGGGCCAAGCAGCCTACGTTGATTTCTACTTTGACGACGGTTCTGGGATAGATAAAGGCGAGTATGATTTTGCCAAGGAGATTGTATCCCTTGCAATTATTAATAAACTTGTAACTAGGGCCGGTGCTTACTATAGATATGCTGACCGCCAATGGCAGGGAGCAGATGCTTTGCTGAGTTCTATTCGAGAAGAGGTAGACCTACAAAAATCCCTTACAGATGACGTTATGGGGACTTTAAAGCTTGGCTAAGTCAGAAGGTCAAAAGCAGTCTAAAAAGCACGAGAAACGGCTTGCAAAGGCCGTAGGAGGCCAAAGAAACGTTGCTTCCGGAGCTTTTTGGTTTAGAAAAGGCGATGTAAGGTCTAAAGACCTTTTGATTGAGCACAAGTGGACTGGAAAAAAGTCATTTACGTTAAAGTCCGAGGTCTTGGAAAAGATAACAACTGAGGCACTTTTAGACAGTAGAACTCCTGTTTTAGGTATTAGTTTAAACGGGGTTAATTACGTTATTTTAGATGAAAATGACTTTTTGACAATTAGAGAGTTTCTGCTACAATGTTTAGAGGAGCACACGGAAGAGAAGTAGCTATTAAATGGAGTTCATTTGTCTAATTTATATCTACCTACTAGTTTCCCTGACCCAGAGCCGTGGACGTCTTCCGCTAAATGCGGTTCCAGATATTACGATGAAGAGATAGGTGACTATAAAAACGTCTATGACCCGGACCTATGGTTTCCACCAAGAGATAAAACCCTATATAAACCCATAGCCGACAAAGCAAAATCCATCTGCTTTGGTCGCGATGGAAAAGGCGAATGCCCAGTTAGAATTCAGTGCTTGATGGCCGCGGATAAAGATGAAGAAGTTCATGGTATTTGGGGCGGAATGAGTCACCGCGAGCGAAATGCCTTGAAGCGCAAGGCAAAAAAGATGAAAACCACTTTGGAAGAACTTGCAAAAAAATCTAGTAGACAATCTTAGAAATGTGTGGTATGTTCATCCGTGGAGGAAATAAAACATGCCAACTAACAAACTAAAAAAGATACCAGCCGGAGCACTAAAAAACTTTGTGGATGCCGGGAAATCTAGAACACGCGTCATTAGTAAAGTAGAGCGCTTTGTTCTGTCACAGCCAGTAGATAACTCTAGAGCATTTAATGGACTGCATCCATCAGCTATGGTCGGTTCATATTGGTGCCACAGAGCTTCTTACTTTCATTTAAAAGGCAACGTACCTAAAGCTCAAGACCGTAATTTCAAACGAGAATTAATTTTTGCCCAAGGTCACGGAATTCACGATGTATGGCAAAAGTGGTTTAGGGACATGGGGTCACTCTACGGTGTTTGGGAGTGTAAGAACTGCATGATACAAATTTGGGCAACAAGCCCAGGTGGATGTGATGCGTGTGGTTCTGACTTACTTATGCGGTACAAAGAGGTACCAGTAGAGTACGACGAGTTAATGATTACCGGGCACTCAGACGGCTGGTTAAAAGGTTTTGGCGACGACTTGATGTTAGAAATAAAGTCAGTAGGCGAAGGAACCTTTATGTGGTACGACCGACAAAATTGGTTCTCGTCTGGACAAAACTTTGCGGATGCTTGGAAAAATCTCAAGTCTCCTTTTGAAGCCCACGTAGCCCAGGTGCAGCTTTACATGAAAGTGTTAGAGTTGTCTGGTAGAACAGATGTGCCACAAGAGGCTGTAGTTATTTACGAAGCTAAGCCGACGCAGGAAGTAAAAGAGTTTATTGTTCGTAAAGATGATTGGGCAATTCAGCCGATTATCGACGGTGCCAAACTTGTGGTAGACTCGTTATCCAAGAACGTCGCTCCAGACTGTAATGTAGGCGGAGCGTTAAAATGCAAACAGTGCGGAGACTTTAATGAGTAAAACACAGCTAATAACCGGAGATACAAGCAAGTATGTTCTAGACACTTTGGATAACCAAGGACTAGGGCTTGACCGAGAGGTGGACCTAGAAAGGCCTGCACTGCCGGTCGATATTACAGAGATTAGTGACGAAGAGCTAATGCTGCTTTATACCCACTTCTCCAGCTACAGTGACTTTGTAAACACACAGTTAGCGTGCGCAGTTGTAGACGAAAAAGAAGCAGAGCGCCGAATGGATTACGCAGAGTCAGAAAGATTACTGCACCACCAAACTGCAAGCCCAAAAGCAACTGTTACAGTAATTAAAGCTCTAGTAGACGGGGACGCCTCGCTAGCAAGTGTTCGTCAAGAATATTTAAATAAATATTCATACCGTAAAGTGTTGGAGACTATGGCGTCTAATTGCGAGCGTAGCACAGCAGTTTGCAGTCGCGAGCTTACCCGTAGGACATCGAGTGATAACTTTAAGACCAGAAGCAGAAAGTTTACAACCTAATGGTTAAAGATAAGCTGTTCGGCCCTGGTCTAGACCTAGACGTAAAAAATATTGCCGTTGGCATAGACCAGTCTTATTCAGGATTTGGCATAACTATATTAAATGTAGATGATAAAAGTCAGTACGGCACTTTAGTATTTAAAGCCGAACAGATGCACATAGACCGACTGGTTTGGGTACAGGATAAGTTAAGTAAGGTTATTAGGCCACTTGCTGTTAATAGAGATTCAATCACAGTAGCTATGGAAGGCTACGCCTTTGGCACCACAATGGCCCACATGTTGGGTGAATTAGGTGCCATAGTAAAACTAACCTGTTATAACGAGCTAGATGGATTTGATGGCAAATACCCGTATATTATTCCGCCAACTACCTTAAAAAAATATATTACAGGTAAAGGTACCGGGGTACAAAAAAATCAAATTCTGCTAAACGTGTACAAAAAGTGGGGCGTAGAGTTTAACGACGACAATGCCGCAGATTCGTACGCCTTAGCTATGCTAGCTGCCGGTAAGGGCGACCTTGCCTACGAACTAGAGATTCTACAAAAAATTAAAGGACCTAACTTTAGGGAAAAGCCATGATGTACGGGGACAACGATATCAAAAAGTCTCGTAAAGGCGGTATTCGCCAAAAGTTTTTAAAGAAACATCTTAAAGAGGTTCAGTCCAAACGTGAGTATAATAATATTTCCGATTTAATTAACAGAGTTAAGCAAGAAGAGCGGGATAGAATAGTAAAACTGCTAGACAAACAGGTTTACCACAGTAGACTTGAGTGCGGCATATCCTGCACCGCACATAAACAAATACAATTTATAAAGAATTTGAAGGATTAAAATGGAAATTCTGGCATTAATCGTACTCGCGTTAGTCCTACTAACGGTAGCTACAATACTTGTAATGACTATCCTAATATTTACTGGAACAATAAACGGTCTAGATTTGGATGAAGAAGACTATGAGAAACAACAAACTTTCAGGGACTGACCTGACTGGCTGGTGCATAACCGGCCATCATAAAGATTGCCCAATAGTAATAAAATTTTCTATGGGAGCAATAGATGAAAAAACTTGTGGCTGTGAGTGCCATAAAGAACAAGGAGAATAAAATGGCAAATAACGATTTAGGATATTTTGAGGAACTTCCAGAAGCTCGACAAGACTTTATACGAAAGGCCGGCCCTACTTCACAGGAGCTAAAACAAAAGATTATTTGGCAAAATTTTGAAGAATCACTGTCAGAAAAGTTTGCCGCGGCCGAGGCTTTGCTTATAAAAAAGCATAAAGATTATGGACCAAAGAACATAAGCGACAGCCCTGGCGGCCCTATAAATGGCCTTAGAGTCCGTATGCACGATAAATTGGCTAGAATTAACCATTTATACGACACCGGTGCTACACCGGAAAACGAAAGCCTGCGCGACAGTTTTATAGATATGGCTAATTATGCAATTATTGCCCTTATGGTACTAGACGGAGAATGGGATAACCGAGAGATACCCCTCGCACCCAGCCTAAAAGAAAATATAGATTGGGCATAAATTAGGCCCATTTTACCTCTATATTAGTATTGCGGGAGTACTAACTTATAATTAGAGGTAATAAAATGTCTGAATCACAAGACGAAGCAGTACTGCGTGTCAGCGCATCCAGCAGCCCGCAATCCGTGGCGTCTGCTATAGCTCATGCTATTTACGAAAAAGGTAGCTGTAAAGTCCGTGCCGTAGGCGCAGGGCCAGTAAACCAGGCCGTAAAAGCAATCGCAATTGCCAGTGGCTACACCGCTCCACGCGGGATAACCATCGTGAATCAACCAGGGTTTCAGTCGGTGGAAATAAACGGGGAAACCATTAGCGCAATTGTGTTCAAAGTATATTCAGTTAATTAAGCATAACTAGCCAATTAACTGTATCGTTATAGTATCAACCATCTTAGGCCAAAGAGGTAATTATGAAAGAACCAAAAAGCAAATTCCCAACTATGGGAAATACCGCTGCTAAGAACGTAAGATTCCCATCAGCAACCCCAGAACGCGGAGTACTTGTAAAAAAGAAAAACACCGCAGCTGGTAACCTATACGGACCAAAGGCTGACAAGCCTCACAAGGTTGTAACATCCGGACGCAAATTTGCTATTAGAGCAAAAATGCCAGCATGGAGCGACCCACAGATTGGTCCAGTTCAAGGAAACGGACGAATGTTTAAGTCAGCAGTAAACCGCACTGCTCCTAACTTTAAAGACGGTATGTCAAACTTCAACTAGTTTGACCAAACAGAGAACCCGCCGAAAGGCGGGTTTTTTTGTGACTTGACAAACTCGCAGTTATCGACAATAATCGTGTTATACCGCGACATCCTGCGGTATAGTAGTACTACAACTATTCGGGAGAATAAATGCTTATAGATGAGTTAAAAGAACTGGCCGCAAAAGCGGCTGTATCGGGTTGTGTTGTAGGAGTTTGGATTAAAAACCAAGACAAAGAGTTTCAGGAAGTTATGAACATTCTGATGTCTAGCCCTAGTTTAAATCTGACCGAGGCCCTAAACCTTATTAAAAAACACCATCCAGATGTGCCGTTTAAACGAACGTCATTTACTTACCACATGAGAGGAACATGCACTTGCACAACAGTTTAGCCAAAGAATTAGTCGAGTTACTTAAGCAAGACCCACTAGCGCCATTCCCAATAATTCAAGCGCAAAAGATGACCATTAAGCCATCTACTATTATCAAACCTAAAAAAGATAAAAATGACTGGAAACTGGCGGCACTTTTGCCCGATACACAAATAGGTTATCGCGTGTATGAAGATGGTTCAGTAATTGAGTTTCACTCAGAAAAAGCCATTGATATTGCGCTTCAAATTTTAAACTACGCACACCAACAGTTTGGGGTAGACGTAGTCGTTAATCTAGGCGATACTTTAGACCTACCTGCTCAAAGCAGACATCATCAAGAAATTGCTTTTCAAAATTCTACAAACCTAGCAATTCAACGTGGTTACGAATACCTAGCTGCCCAAAGAGCCACGGTTCCAGACGCAGAAATTGTGTTCCTAGAAGGTAACCATGACTGTCGTATTTATAAATATCTAGCAGAAAATGCGCCAGCAGTTGTGACTATGAGACAAGCTGGGTCCGGAGTTGATGGGTGGCCGGTAAACAGCCTTCCACACTTGTTACGTATGGACGAATTAAATATTAACTACGCTAGCGGATATCCGGCCGGGGAATACTGGCTAAATGAAAACCTACGCTGCATTCATGGAGACCGAGTAAACTCCAGTGGAAGCACGGCAATGAAGTACATTAATTCAAATCACCACGTTTCCGTAATTTATGGGCACATTCACCGAATTGAAATGCTGTACCACACAAACCACACTAGTACAGGGCCGGCTCGTAATGCTGCATTTAGCCCAGGATGCCTATGCCGTGTAGATGGTTCAGTACCAAGCGTAAAAGGTGGGGCTACACCAAACGAAAAACCCGTAAAATACTGGGAAAATTGGCAGCAGGGAGTGGGGTTTGCCTGGTACAAAGACACCGGAGAATTTACCTTGCTATCAGTGCCTATCCTTGATGATTGGGCAGTATTTATGGGACAAGAGTTTAGGACCTATATCCAGTAATTAAGTCATAAACTAGGTTTATGGCAAGCCCACATCAAAATATACAAAACCTCGGCGCTAACGGTTTGTACGGCACCTACACCAACTACGGTGGCGGTGGAGTTTCTGTCGCACGTTCAGAACTAGACTTCCTACGCATGGGTGTAGGTAGAGAGCCATCTGCGGAATATCCAGATGGTTATCTAGGAACAATACGTACTCGCCGCGATGACCGAGGCCGCCCTAATAGCGTATCTGAGCAAGTCCTAGACGGGCTAAAAGTACGCCAAACGCAACGTGGATATCAGCGCGGCGTGCATCGCGGCGAGCGTATTGACCCTACTGATTACTATTTGCCACCAGAATTTTCTATGGATAGAGGCATTCGCAGACAAATGCAAGCCGCTAGAAAAGGTGTTGCTGTTCCAAAGTTTGTACCAGCATTTGCATTAGCCCCAGCACCGCACCTAGTTAACGACGGAAAAGCTAATTTGAAGTCTAATGAGCCTTACGAAGTTAACAAACGCAGAGTTTCACAACTACAGACCCTAAAACCAGGTTGGAGATAAAGTATGCCATTACCACTAGCAGCCGTAGCAGGAGTTGCTGCAAGAGCGGTATTACCAGCAATTAGTCGTGCAGTAGCAACTAGAGGTGCCGCATCCGCAGCCGCCGGCAACCTCACTGGAGGTGCTGCAACTAGAACAGCTTTAGCAGAGGGTTTAGAAACCGCTGGTCAAGGTACCCTTAAAAATTTTGCATCAAGGCAGTTACAAAACACTATAAAGTATAAAACTGCAAGCGCAATAATGCGGGTTCCGCAACAAAGCAGTTTTACAATGGACCAGCAAAATAATTTGCAAAGCAGAGCTTCGCAATTCCAAACAGGTTTGTATAACAGCCCAGATGCCTAATACCCCAGACGGCCGCTATGGCCATAAACCATGGACCACCGACAAGCCCTATGTGGCCTCGGACCTAGCCGCGTTCCCACCACAGCCGTATATCGGACCGTTTGCCAGCAACCAGGAGCGCCTACTTACTCAGGCCATGCAGATTGGTACCCTTACCGGTGCCGAAATTCAGCAATATGTTCGTCCCCCGCTACCACAGGTGAAGCTATTCCCAAATAGGTTTGGGTATGAGACCAATGAGTACGGAATTCAGGATATCGTAGAGATGACAGGTAGACCGGTCACTAGAACCGATTACGCGCAGCAGCCAAATACAACTGAGTCTACTAGCCGAAACAGCCTAGGTCAGGTGTAAAATAGATAAATGGATTTAATTAAAATATTGGACCCAGATGGCGATGGTACCTCGTACCCTACGCCATACCCGTCGTTAGGTCGTACAGTTTACACAGGTGAAAAAGGCTGTGTTTCTTGCGGTTTAATACTAAATCCGGTACAGGTTTTAAATTCAGATATTTGCCCGTCTTGCACAAGGCGTAAAGCCGCAAAACAAGTCGCCAACAAAATGGCGTAAGGAGAAAAAATGGCCGTAAATAAGTCACGTTCAGAGAACAAGAGCCTATTGGAAGGCGCAACTGACGGTAAGTACCGTAAGCGTCGCCCAAACACCGAAGTACAGCCAGGAATGGGCGACCAGACCGTTGTACAGAACCGTGCTGGCCTACACCCATACTTTAACTACGGGTTTATCAACAGCGAAGACCCAAACAAGGTAAATCCAGGAAAGTAATCATGGAGTTTAACGACCGCAGGGACGGTACACTAAAGCCGTTAGCAAGCGACAGAGCAGCTTATTTACAGGGAACATGGATGCATGGTAAACCTAACGTTAGAGCTGTAGTCTGGACAAAACCGGCAGAAGGTCAGAAAAAAGGTGTTAGGTACGAAGGTTCGCATGTATCTCCCAGTAAAGACGGTGTTACGTTGCTCGGTGGACCTAAAGCTAAAAAGTTTACTAATGCCGATGTGGATGAAGTTCATTACTACGAAAATAAATAATTATGGCTAAACCAAACAAAAAACAACCAGTTGCTACTGACCTTAGCGTAACTCGTAAGGTTGGTAGAAAAAAAGTTACCGGAACCAAGACGGTTAAAAAAAGCACTACCCAAAGGGTTATTCGAGAAGGCAATAAAAAGTTAAAAGTTGCCAAAGAAATTTCTGGCACTGGTCCTGATGTCGATATCGACAAGTTAGATGACGAGTCCTTTGCAGTAAATAAAAAAACTGGTAAAAGCACTTGGAGACAAGCACGCGATGATATGAAGTCTGTAGGGCTTCGTACAGACTCGATTCCCAACGTTCCCAGAAGAAAAGGGTTTACTACATCCGCGGAAGACTACGCTTCATCCCAGGAAAGAATTAGAAATTCACAAATTAGTATTAACGTTCCTGGAGAACTAAATAAGACCCAGCATGATACGTTAAATAAAGTTACGGAAGCGTTTAAAAACTCAAAACCCGGTTCCGATAGAGCAGAGATGGCCAGAAGAACCGCAGGTAGAGTTTTACAGTTAGGTTCCCTAGACCCAAATAAAGTTTCACACCACCCTTGCCAAACTCCAAAATGCCCTGCTATAGTATCAACTAGACATGATGATGTAATATGTAAGGGATGCCTTGAGCAAGAAGGCGGCGATGTCGCAGGAAAAACCTATAGAGACAGGCCATCAGAGTACCAAAAGTCATATCCAGTTTAAAAATGTAGTAGGATAAACACCTACCTATTAGGAGCACTATATGAGTCAAAAAGAAGAGCAAGAGCCGTATTTCCGGTTACTAGTCTGTAAAAACTGCCGAACAATTGACGAATTACCGTCCGCAGAAGAAGACCCAGGCGACGTCCTTTTAAATATTACAGTGGAGCGCCACGGCGAAATGCATTATGGACGTTTGTGGAATGTTCCTAAAGCCGTTTGGATGACCCCCGCGCTTAAAGAAGATGTTATTAAACAGCTATCCGGCGGTGAAGGCGAAGGTTTAGGTCTACCTTTCTATAACACCCGTATGCAGTTTGCGGAAGACGCTATGACCTGTTATAGTGTACATAACCGCCCAAAGGGTCAATGTCCAGACTACAAGTCAGACAAAAAGAAACTTTCGGCCGGTACGGAAAAGATGCGTAAAGCTGAAAAACTAGACGCGTATTCCGGCCCCACAATTTACCTGTGCGATTTCTGCCCAGTTAAGTCATTTAATATGGTTAAATATCACGATGAAAAAGGAATATCTAAATGAGCAAAGAAAAAGAAAACGTCAACCCAGAAACCACAGCCGAAGAAACTGTTCCAGAAGTTCCGGTATTTGAGACTGGGTTTCTAGTCCTACGTAGCGAAAACGGTAACTGGCATGTACTGACAGACCTATCCGTAGAGGTTAAAGTAAACCGTGAACCGGACATAAACGAGGTTCGTATGGGGGCTTCAGAAACTTCCTATGCCCTTGGACAGCAGCAGTTAGCGGCCATGGTCCTGTCAGTTTTAGCCCCACAACCTTCGGATTTGCCCCCACAAAACGAAACTGAGAGTACAATAGAATAGTAAACCAGTTCTATTAGGAGCCCATCATGTTCGCGGATATGTCCTGTAAATGCGGTTCAGCCATACAACTTGATGGGTTCAATGATAGCCTTACTGAGTTTACTGTCACTCGATTTCTAGAGGCGCACACTGGTTGCGGTTTTGTCACACCAGTAAAAAATGAAACTCCCGAAAGAACTATCCGTAAAGAGTTTGAAATTAGACAGCCTAACTGGACTATTGTAACTAACGATGACGATGAGGAATAGATGCTAGAGCCTAAAGATACATCTTATTTTAGCAAGCCGTCAGCCGGGCTAGACCCCCGGCTTTTTAAAAACGGAAAGTTAAATAGCACTGTGCGTTCCGCTGTTTTGCAATTACTATTTAACCATTTAGACCGTACATATATGGGCGGTTCATCGTGGTCAACAGTGTGGCTAGCCGGTTCTGGTGTGTCGTACAACTGGGCAGCACACAGAGACCCAGGAGATTTAGATTGCCTAATAGGAATCGACTACCCGAGGTTTAGAGAATCAAATAGTCAATTTAGAGGGTTAAGCGATAAAGAAATTGCCAGCACCTTAAATGAAGGTTTTAGAGAATCCCTGCACCCGATTACAAAAGAGTTTATGGGTTCGTTTGAACTTACTTTTTATGTAAATGTCCGTAGCGACATTTTAGAAATTAAGCCATATGCTGCCTATTCTTTAACCAATGATGACTGGACAGTTGCGCCAGAGCCATCAAATTTGGACACAAACCCTATTTGGGATAGCGCCGTGGAAAATGACAGATTACTCGCCATTGATATATTAAGTAAGTTTATTTCGGCAAAAAACAAGTACCAACAAGCGACAAACGATGCGGTAAAGGCAAACGCCAGGTCTGAGATGCGCATAGCAGTATCTCAGGGAGTAGCGTTATATAACAGTATTCACCAAGCCCGTTCTGAGGCGTTTAGTCCATCAGGCGAAGGTTATTTGGATTTCGCTAATTACCGTTGGCAATACGGCAAAAAAACAGGCGTTGTTCAATCGTTAAGAAGCTTAAAAGAAGAGATGGATGCAGAAGACGAAGCATTCCAAAAGAAAACCTATGGAGTTGATTTGCCAGACGCTAACACGTTAATTAGACGTGCAGCAACTCGTAATCAGTATTAGAAAGAATTAATCGTGGCAATTGTTGTATTCATAGATGGGGTATTGCGTTCCGAGAATAAGGTTCCAATATTTGAGGGTATATCCCTATATAAATCCCTAAATGCCAATGGTTTGGTTATGATTGCTTGCGAGGACCAGGATGACGCAGCGCGCTGGTGTAAAGAGCATAAACTAACCGAAGTTGATGGGTTTATTTCTAATAAAACTGTAGGCGAGTATGAGGATAAAGACTTCCTAAAAATACAGCATCAACAGTCATCAGGACCCCTGCACATGGTAGTCACAGCAGACCTCGATTTAGCCCGTAAATGCCTCGAGAACGGCGTAAAAACATTAGTTTGGTTACATCCTATCTACCTAAGCGCAAAGTTCCGCCCAGACGGCCGTAAAGGCCGTAAAAGCTGGGATGACCTAGTTAAAGAACTGGACCGTCAGGTAGATATGCTGATGGAGGACAAACGAGTTGAGTAAAATTGTATTTATGGGCTCGGAAACCCCCAGCAATAAAACTATTTTGGGCCAGATGAACGCCAAACGTGTGGGGTTTAGTTTCTGGGGAGCACTCAAGCGTGGCTTGCCTACCACAAAGAAATATTTACTATCAGACCGTTTCATAGAGGAAGTCGAGATATATGTATACCCAGGCATACCGGCCAACGTTGTGCTGTCAGATGAGGATATGCAGGAGTTTTTAGCGGATTACGAAGAATTTATTGCCGATAACCTAGAAAGAATTACCTTATTTGCTGAATTACAGCACCCTACTTTGTCTGAAGAGGCCGTAAATACTCAAAGATTGGCTGCGTGGGATGAGGTAGATGAATCAAAATTTGCTGTTGTGTATACTGGAGGCGACCTAGAATCACTTGCCACTAAGTATTTAAATGTTTATATACCGGGTGAAATGGCAGAATTACTTGCCCCCAACTGCAGGAAGCTGAGCAAGCAACACGGGACACAATTTCACGTTCTAGGATTAGCAAAACCCGATTTACTGCGCAATTCCCCATATGTTACCACTAGCACCTTGTCCTGGCTGTCTCCAATGATGCGAGGAGAAACTATAGTTTGGTTTGGGAATCAACTTCACCGCTACCCTAAGCGCATGAAAGAACAAGCCCGCTCTAGATATAAGGCGGCTTATGAATTGGCTGGTTTAGACTTTGATAAGATATTAGCAGATGACGCTGTTGAGGTATCTAAACTCGCTGTGTGGTCTTACCAGCAATTAGAGGAATGGACTAGAAAAGTGAGTTCTGAGTTAGTAACTAACCCCGGTGATGAATCACCCGACAAAACGCCGGAAACCACCCCCAATGATGTTACTAACAGGGGGGTAGAACTACGGAAAGTTGAGACAAGAAATCCCGCTGAAATTCGCACTTTGCCTGTGCTTGGCGTTGAAGTTTCTCGGGTAATTGAGACAGACGAATCAGGTAGGGATGTAATCAAAGATGTCCCCGTATTGCGCTCAAACAGCACCAGCCTACGTCAGTGTAATACTTGTTTCGTGAGGGATAACTGCCCTGCGTTTAAACCCGACAACACCTGTGCTTTTAACCTACCAGTAGAGGTTAAAACCAAAGAGCAACTGAAGGGGTTAGTCAACTCCCTCCTTGAAATACAAGGGCAACGGGTGGCATTTGCCAAGTTCACCGAGGATTTAAATGGTGGGTATCCTGACCCAAACGTGGGTGTAGAAATGGACCGTTTCTTTAAAATGTTAAAGACAATTAAGGAATTAGATGAGTCAAAAGAGATGATGAGAGTTACTCTGGAACGCAACGGTTCGGCTGGAGTTCTGTCCAGTTTGTTTGGCGATAGAGCCCAAAAACTTAATGAATTACCTAACAATGGCTACAACGAAGACCAGACAAACAACATAATTAAGCGCGTAACAGACGAGGGTAGTTAGTTACTAACCACGCCTTTTTAGACGAAAAACAACACAGTCCCAAAATATGAATAAAATAACACACCAGAGTTCCAATTTTGCCTACTTCGGTCATCTGAATAGACTATACTGGAAAATCTAATCCCCCCACCAAGAATAGGAATAACTATGCCATTATCATTTAAACTAACCAACGACTTCGTAGAAGCATACAAAACTAAGCAAGTTCCTTGGGGGTATAAGGATGTTGCTGGGAACTCCGTAGGCGAGATTACATTTCTTCGTACTTACTCACGCCTCAAGGCCGATGGAACCAAAGAAACTTGGGTAGATGTATGTGAGCGCGTGATTAACGGTATGTACTCACTACAAAAAGACCACTGCAAAACCAACCGACTACCTTGGAACGACGCTAAAGCACAGGCTTCGGCTAAAGAAGCATTTGACCGCCTGTTTAACCTGAAATGGACTCCGCCAGGTAGAGGTTTGTGGGTTATGGGTACGCCACTGGTAAATGAGCAAAAAAACTCGGCTGCTTTACAGAATTGCGCATTTGTTTCTACTAATGAAATGTCTAAAAACAACCCTGCTAAGCCATTTGCTTTCCTAATGGAAGCCTCGATGCTGGGTGTGGGCGTTGGGTTTGACGACAAGGGTGCTGATAAAGGCTTTGAAATCTATGAGCCAAAAGGCGAACAAATGTTCGTTGTCCCAGACACGCGGGAAGGTTGGATGGACAGCACTTCAGCATTAATTAATTCTTATTTAAAGCCAGACCAGCCTGTTTTGGTATTTGATTATTCTTTAATTAGGCCATTTGGCGCACCTATCGCTACGTTTGGTGGAACTGCAGCCGGACCTGAGCCGTTGGTTAAACTGCACGACCAGATACGTAAATTATTTAATAACAGGGCAGGAAATAAATTAACTCGGGTAGATATTGCTGATATAGGCAATATGATTGGAGTTTGCGTTGTATCCGGTAATGTGCGCCGTTCAGCAGAGCTCTTGCTTGGTCGCATTGACGATGATAACTTCCTTAATCTCAAGAACGCTGACCGCTTCCCTGACCGTAACTCTTATGACCCTGAAAATCCAGGTTGGGCTTGGATGTCTAATAACTCTGTAGAAACCTCTGTGGGTACTGACCTCTCACCTATCGTGGATGGTATTGCTCTTAACGGTGAGCCTGGAGTTATCTGGATGGATGTTACACGCAAGTATGGGCGTTTAGCAGACCAACCTAACAATAAAGACTGGCGTGCTGCGGGCTATAACCCCTGTGCTGAACAGTCGCTAGAGAGTTTTGAGTGCTGTACTCTTGTAGAAACTTATTTAAATAGGCACGATAGCCTAGAGGACTACAAGCGTACTCTCAAGTTTGCTTATCTCTACGCCAAGACCGTAACTCTTTTGCCTACTCACTGGGAAGAAACAAATGCCATAATGCAACGTAATAGGCGTATCGGTACTTCTATGTCTGGTGTAGCAAACTTTGCTGACATTTACGGGCTTCCAGTATTGCGTGACTGGATGGACACTGGGTATTCCACCATTATAAATTACGATAAAGCATACTCAGAGTGGCTAGGAATTAGGGAATCTATAAAAACCACGACAGTTAAGCCTTCTGGTACTGTGAGCATCCTGGCTGGTGAATCTCCTGGCGTACATTGGACACCAGGGGGCGAGTACTTCTTGCGTGCCATCCGCTTTGGTAATGATGACCCTATGCTCTCTCTGTTTAAAATGGCTAACTACCGAGTAGAACCTGCTAGTGAGAACCCTACCAAGACTTCTGTAGTGTTCTTTCCTATCAAATCTCTCGCTAAGCGTTCTGAAAAAGATGTGAGTATCTTTGAGAAAGTATCTTTGGCTGCTACTGCTCAACGATACTGGAGTGATAACTCTGTGTCTGTAACTATCTCCTTTGACGCTGAAAATGAGATTAAAGATGTGGGTACTGTGCTACATATGTATGACGGCCAACTCAAGACAATTTCGTTCTTGCCTATGGGTAACTTCGTCTATCCACAAATGCCTTACACTCAAATCTCTCAAGCCGAGTACGACCAGTACGCTATGGAACTGTTCCCTATTGACTTTAAGGGTATCTACGAGGGCTTGGCTCTTGACGCTATTGGTGAGGCTTACTGTACGACTGACGCTTGTGAAATTAAACTAATTAAAGACAGTTAATCTCTCTCTCTTTATGAAACGGCCCGTTGCGGATTTTTTTTCTGTGGCGGGTTTTTTCTCTCTCTTTAAATAGGCAACTGCCTAAATAAAATACCTTCTGGCTATTTCTCTCTCCACTTTTTACTATTTAATCTCTCTCTTTTAACCGTACCCCTAGCAAACGGCCAGCTGAGCCAGGAAGTTTTCTCTCTTCTTCTCAGTTCTCCTGAGCAATAAAAAAGCCCCTATTGCTAGGGGCTTTAATATTTAATCTCTCTTAGAACAGCAGGTAAATCATAGTTCCAGCAAACGAAACCATAATACAGGGGTAAATTGGCATTGAGCCATTGAGTTCTACTAAGCCAAAGATATACAGCAAGAACGCTATGCCCAGAGCAAGGATACTAAGCAGGATTATTATTGGCAAGAACAGCAAGCCAGCAAACACCGAGAACCAAGTGATAATCATAGTCAGGGTCACGATTAGTTTTACATCACCCATACCTATTAGGTCTAACTTGATACTGGCAAACGAGCCTATGAACAGCATTGTAAAGCCTAACAAGACAGATAAGCCTAGTTCAGCCCACTTACCTTGCCAAACTGCCAGCGTCAGCCAACACAACAAGGTCAGGGCTGTTAGGGGCAGAACTATCTTGTTAGGTATCCTTCTCTCTCTCAAGTCCGTTAGCAGGACTGGTATTGCCATACCAGCCACATAGCCTAATGGTAATAGGCTAATTAGTAATTGTATTTCGGGTATAGTCATTTAGTTTTCCTCTTTTGCTTTCTTAATTATTAATTTTCTCTCTCTTTTGGCTTGCTCGTATAACTTTTTCTTGCGGTCTAGGATTATTCTTTTAATCTCTCTATGTTCTTTATTCATTACAGAACTCGCAATTCTTTAGTTCTATTTGGTGTTCTTCACACAAGTCATTGTCTAGTGGTATAACTTTCACGAATACATCGTCTAAGCCCTCTGCGGTAAAGTATTTGGCTATAGCGTGTGCGATTTCTTGCCCGAGCCAGATTTCGTTAATCATCTCAAGCCCAATTATTTCTATATCGTATCTAGCCATTTGTGTTCCCCTCTAGTTCTATAATTTCTATTAGGTCTATCCAGCCCTGAAACATTTGCGACTGGATAAGATGTCTTAACTGGTCTATTAAGTCTTGTGCTGTATCGGTAGCGTCATCTAAATCATCAGCGTCAGTTTCTACCGATATCCCGAGTTCTATTGAGTATTTAGTCATTTGATTTACCTTTCTTATTTAATTTATTTTGTTTTGGTTTAGGTTCGGTTGTAATTCGTAGCCAGATATAGCCTAAGACTTGAGCCAGCACTCCTGTTCCAAGCACCAAGCCAAAGGCTATCCAAGCGTGTAGCGGTATCTGTATGTTATCCATTGGTTCTTACCTTAGCCTTTACGACTTCTCTAGCGACTTTCACAAGGTCTTTAGGGTCGGTAATCATTGAGAATATATCGGCATTGTGCTTTAGTCTTTCCAGAACTTCAGGGTCACGCCAATACTCTATGTTTCGGCTTTCCCACTCACTCATTTCGGGTGTAATTTCTACTTTACCCTTTATGCGTTCTATGGTTTCAGGGTCAGCGAGAAACACTACCGTCACTAGACAGCCCTTAGACTGTAGGCTTTTAACTAAATTGTTACACTTATCGTCATTACCCCACTCACCGTCAGTCAGGATAAAGACCAGTTTGGTTTTGGCATTTGATATTTCCATAACCCTATTTGCCTCCCTCAAGGCATATTCGGGGTTAGTGCCACCGCTACCTTCGGGAATTGGAACAGCGTTGGCTTTTGCTTTTACATCTCGGCTAAGGACTATTCTACTTTCGTCATTAAACGATAGTAGAGATACCTTACCCTCAACTTTCTCAATAGCCCTTTTGATAATCCAGCCAGAACGACTAGCCGAGCCTATTAAGTTCCACATTGAGCCAGACTTATCCACTAGAATAGAACACTCAATATCGTATTCATCGCTACCGTTACGCCAACGGTCAAACAACTTATCTATCTCGTTGATATCAGCGTTCATAGCCCGCCTAACATTTAACTTGCCACTAGGGACTTGGCGTAGCCAGTTCGGGTCACACTCAATACGCAAGCGTTCCAGTTCATTAGCGAACAGCCTTACGGTGGTGACTTCTTTATCAGTCGGCTCGTAAGTAGAAACTTTAGTTTGTGGAATACTAGGCTTAGTAGTGTTGTCTTTAATAATAGCGTTAAGTGTTTCTTTAACCTTTTTACTAGCAGACCTATCAGTCTTGGCTCGTTCTATTTCAGCCTTTAGTTGCTCTAATAAGTTAGTCGTATCCATAAAGTTCGGGTTATCAGGGTCACCGCCCTCATTACCCTCACCGCCCTCACCATTACTACTACGCTTAGACTTGTCGGTCTTGTGGTCACTCTTGCTAACGCCTTTACCGTCTTTACCGTCAGGGCAGTCAAGGTCAATATCGTCACCGTCAATATCCCATTTACAACCGTCTTGTTCTTTTTCATTTCTAGGTCTGCCAGCCTTTAGTGGTCGTCTAGGACTACAACCGCCACCTTTAGTATTCTCGGGTAGCAAGTCGGCTAACTCCTGTATGAGTTCTATACCCCTGTCGTATTGGCGTGGATACACTAGAGTTCTATACTCATTTACGATATTAAATATTTTCTTAGTTCTATCTAATCCATATTTAGCAGTATGAGCATTAGCCGATAACTGCCTAGTTTCCAGCGAGAAATATTTACGACCACATAGCAATACGAAACTGTCTGCCAAGTTTGTTCTATCGTGAGTAATGTGTTCGCCAACTGTAGCGATTAGAAAGGGTCTAACACTTGGATATTTATTAGATAGGTATGTTTCGGCTCGGTTATCCTCAAGGATATTAAACGCTGTAAGCCTATTAGGATAAGTAACCGTTTCACTTTGTTTCCATACCCACTCGTTAGGTGTTCCAGCCTCTATGACTGTTTCAGTTACTTTTTCGTGAGTTTCTACTACCCATTTACCTAGTTTGCTATTTAATCTAGGTGAGTAAAGTAAGTGTGCTACCTCGTGATAGTTAAGACCATTTAAAGACATAATTGTAGTTTCATCTATGGTCTTTATTTGACTTACATTAAAGGTAATGTCTTTACCGTCACTATACGCAATAGGACTGCTGTAATCCTCTGTAAATAGGATATTTACATTTAAGCCAGTCAATATCCTATCGGCTCGTTGATAGATACTGGACATACTATCTATCGTGTTGTTCCTAGCCATAAGTTTCTGTTCTAGGCTTGCTGTATTCTGGTGTCGCCAAGTTGCGTATTGTTGCTCTACTTGACGATATTTAGCGGTTGCCTCGTTCCACACCTCCTCTTGCGGTCTGCCTTGAGAGTTGGCTAGTTCCAGACTTTCAGCCCAAGTTAGTCTTTTGTAATTAGGGTCAAGTCCAATTTCGGCAAGAAAGGTCGGGAACATAGCCCAATAGTCTTGTTCAGCGTCATATATTCTTATAGGTTTGTTAGACACAATTTACTCCTCGTCTGCTTGCTTAACAGTCTTGATAACAATTCCAAAGTCGTCACCGATATTGGACAAGTGAGTTGAGAACACCAATTCTACAGCGTCTTTTTCATCATCAGCGAAACCGTTGATATATGTTTCTATAGCGTATTCTAACCCGATATTGGTAATGTTCTTTACCAACATTTCCAGACCTCTAGTTGAGATAGGTGTTTCTATCTCGCCCTTGTCGTAAGTATCTCTAAGTTGTTTAGCAACCTCAAGTAGCGAATTAGATTTGATAAGTTTTTTCTCAATAGACTTGTCGTAATCAAACTCCCACTTGTGAGCAAAGCGGTCTTTCCACGCTTGGTTCATTGGTCGTGAGCCACGATAACTAGGGTTGTGGTCACCGATTACTACTAGGTCAGCGTGAGCCTTGATTACCTCGCCACCGTTTTCTAGCAACTGTATTTCACGCCTATCATCTAATAGACCAAACAGGACTGTTGTAATCCTCTCGGGGATAAAGTCAATTTCATTGAGCAACAGAACTCCACCGTTTCTTACTAAGTCTGTTACAGGACCGTCTTGCCACTTAAATACGCCAGCCTTTTCAGTTGGTATCCAAGAACCGAACAAGTGGCTCGGCTCTAAGCCCACATTAGCAGAGATGTTGTAATAGCGATAGCCCCTAGCACTTGCCCACGCCAAGACACACATAGTCTTACCAGAGCCAGCGTGACCACGAATAAGGACATTTTGTTTCTGTTCTTTAGCGATATCTAACAAGTCAAAGTCAAGTAGTTTAGCCTTGCCGACTTTACGGTTTAGGTAGCGTTCAGCCCACGACTTATCTGGCACTTTAGCCAGTTCTAGTTGTGGTCTAGTGGTTGTAGAAACGAAACTATCTTGTTCTGTTTCGGTAGTTGTAGCGGTCATAGGGATAAAGGCTGTAGCCAATTCTTTAATAGGCTTGAGAGATACGCCAGACTTTCTACGGTTATCTCTAAGATACTGGTTCAGGGTATCGTCACCATTGTAAAGTTTCTCAACTAGGTCACCGACCATAATGTCGTGAGCCATACCCTCGTCTAGTGGAACAGCGCCAGCAGACATAAGCCGACCAGCCAAGTTAGTTATGTTTCCTACTCGGGCTAAGGCGATATCAGTATCGTCAATTACTACAGCGTTAGGTTCTATAGTGACTGCCGATATCTCTAGGCTAGGGGTAGGTGTATTTGACCACGCTTGACCTCTACCACGCCCACCGTTAGATAGACGCTTAAAGGTGATAATTCCGCTTGGTGTTGGAACTAGAACTGTCTGGTATTTACCCTCTACAGTCTGGCTCTCTACTAATAATGCGATACTCATAAGGAGTAACCTTTCTTGATATTTGATAGCCACCGTTTAGTGACTTGCCACCAATTCTATTCCCCCGATAAGACATTTCGCCATTTGATTTGGTCACGATTAGGTAACGATACCTACTGCGCTAAATGCCTAAATATTCGGGCATTTGCTTATTTATTCTTGTTTCTACCTAAATAACTAATAGAGATATAGAGAGAGATAGAGAGATACGAAACTCGCCCTACTTGGTCTTTCACTTGGTAAGGCTCTCTCTCTCACTATTAGCAACTAACCAAAGCCACAACCAGCCCCACATCTGGTCGTATCCCTGCGTGCTTGATAGGCTTATTAGGCAGTAGCCGAAACGGGTGCGTAGCCTACACTATCTCTCTCTGTTTTCGGCTATTCGTTATCAAATTGTTATAATTTCGCCCCTTTAGCACATCTCTCTCTCTTTGTAAAGGGGCTTATGTCACGATTTCATAACGATTTAGCGTAATAGGCTTGTTGAGTTGGAAGCCTTTAGCCTTTACTGCTAAATTAGCGGTATCCGCCCGTCCGGCCGGCTAAGGCTAAAGGCTTCCAACTCAACAAGCCAGATAAGCGAAAGCCCCCCAAGCCGAGAGAGAACGGCTTGGGGGGCTGGTAAGGCACAGAAAGGACATAACAAGCCTTACCCGTTGCGTATCAGGCAGATAATACGCAAATCTATTGAGTTATTAGTGGTATCTCCTGTTGTCTTGCTGGTTCATAGTAACCAAGAATAGACAGAAATGTATTTGGCGACACCTTTAGAGCATAGCATAGGCGAGGCACTACCCACAAGGGCATTGTTCCATACCTAAAGTAGTTAGATAAGGTGCTGGCAGTAACGGATAGGTCGGGGTTATCACGCCTGAATTGTGCTACTGACTTATAGCCTAATAACTTTAGTCTGCTTTGGAACCACGCATAGTTACGCTGGCTTTGTGTGTATTGCTGGTTGTAGGCACTATTGTATTGAGCAAATACGCCCATAGGGTCGTTTGTATCTATTTCTATTGGACCGAAGTTCATTTGCCATTTCCTTTCGTAATAAGTTTGGCTTGTAATTTGGCTAAAGGGATAATAATAAGGCTGATTAGTCTTATTAGGTATTCTCTCGGGGTATAGTGGTGTCTGTGCTTACTCATAGTCGTTACAGCACTCCAAGTTACAGTAACCACGCAAGTCCATACCTAAGTCGTGTGTGATTTCTAGGTTGTCCTCAACCATTTCTCTACCGTTAGCCCACTCAGCACCCATAGCCCAACAGTCACTCTCGTCAATGCTTACTAGGCTTATTGCTACTTCAGGGTGTTGTTCTGCTAATTTCTGTAGAGCCTCGTAAGGTGGTGACCAAGCACTTTCCATACGATAGGTTATTTCTAGGTTGTAATCGGCTGTATCAAGGCTAGTATCATCTACAGCACCCAGAACAGGTATCTCAAACTCTATAAACGCCCTACCAGCGATTTCCCACTTAGTTCCCCAGTTACGACAGTTCCACTCATACCACTCGTCACTTTCAGCCATTTGTCGCCTTATCTCTGTAATAAAGTCGCCAGACTGTAGTTTCTCTTGGAACTCTGCCATACGGATTTCTAAGGCTTGTTTAGTTTCAGCGAAGTTATCTGGAACAAGGTTATTAGCCTTCATAAGTTCCTCAAACTCCTCTTTCTCCTGACCCGTATAGGCTCTAAGGTTAGTTGGTGAAACAATGTTCCATAGCAGGAATACTCCCTCTATGTTCTCTTTATCATCAGCGAAAGGGCTTTGATAAGGTTTCGCTAATTTCTCTTTGATTTGTGATACTACCTTGTGGTCACCAGTAATAGTGACCTTGCTACTTGCCCAATTTGGCATTTCTCTCATTTCCTTTCTATGAAATGTAATACCGAGTTTATCTCTTTATCTCTCTCAGTCAAGCCCCACGACACGCACCGTTACCAAATCGTTATAATAGCGTAACAGGCTTGTTGTGTTGGAAGCCTATTTGCCTATGCCCGACGACGGGCATAAAGAGCAGTTATAGGCAAATAGGCTTCCAACACAACAAATTAGATAAGCCCCCGAGCCAACCTCACAGGGTCGGCTTATCGGGGGCTTATCGCCAGAGAACCAGTCTGGCTTGGTATGCTAGGGCAAGGCTCAAGGGGCAGGTAGGTCCTTGCCCTAGCAAGTTTATTTAGTTCTAGTCAGCCTCGGCGGTGAAATCGTCACCAGACCAGCCATAACCGTCTTGTTCTAAATCGCTATTCTCAAGGTGTATGTCTAGGTCGTAGTTTAGGTCCTCACCGATGTTGTCCCAGTCGTAACCTCTAGGGGCAGAGATGTCTATTGTTCCAGTAATGGTAACAGTTACAGACTTGGTAACCCGAGGGTCAATGCCAAAGAGGTCGCAAAGTTTCTCACGCACTTCCTCGTCAATGTCCTCCCAGTTCTCGTCAAGGTAGTCCTCAACTTCGGTTACCCTACGCGTGTGACTACGGAGTTGCTCACGCAAGGCATTAGTTTCTTGTTCCGCTTCTGTAAGTAACTGGTTTAGTTTCTCCAGTTCTAGGCGAACAGTAACGAGGTCTTGGCTACCCCACTCGTTCTCAATGTATCCGTAGAAACGAGTTGGCAGACCTAAGATGTCCAGCAACGGCTTTACTCTTGTAACGGCTAGTAACTGTATAGACATTTCGGCTTGTGCCAATTTCTCATCTACAGTTAGTTCTACCGCTTGGTTCTCTTGGTTGTTCTCTTGGTTCTCTAACATAGTAATCAACCTTTCTGTCTAATGGATTTCTATGTATCTCTAGTATGTCGTAGGTATCTCTCTATTTCCATAGGCGTTACCATTTCGTTATAAATCTCTCTCCGTTACCATTTCGTTATAATAGCCTAATAAACTTGTTGAGTTGGTTGCCTTGTTGCCTAGCCAGCTGCTTTTGCGTCGCGGGAT